CGCACTGGCCGCATCAATGGGCTTGGCTGGTTTAACACTTGGCGGCAATGGTTCAGAGATTTATTCCTGCGCTGCAGATCGTGACCAGGCACGCATTGTGTTTGGAACTGCAAAGCGAATGATTGAGCTAGATGAAGAACTATCATCAATGTTCACGCTATACCGCGATGCAATTGAATTCAAAGATAAGGGCAGTGTTTACCGCGTACTGTCGGCAGAGGCTTATTCAAAAGAAGGCCTTAACCCTTCACCGCTTGTAATCTTTGATGAAGTTCACGCCCAACCTAGTTGGGAATTGTGGAATGTGCTTAGCCTTGCAGGTGGTGCTAGAGCCGACTCACTTCTTCTTGGTATCACAACTGCAGGTGTTAAGACACAAAGCAATGGCCAAGATTCTCTTTGTTATTCGCTATACCAATACGGCCAACAGGTTGTAAAGGGGGAGAAGAAGGACCCATCATTTTTCTTTTCGTGGTGGGAGCCAACGCAACCTGAAGCCGATCACCGTGACGAAAAGTTATGGATAGAAAGCAATCCAGGTTACAACGATTTGCTAGATGCTGAGGAAATGGCATCGGCAGTTTTGCGCACACCTGAAGCTGAGTTTCGCACCAAGCGCCTGAATTGTTTTGTAAATACTTCAGTTGCGTGGTTGCCAACAGGTGCTTGGGAAGCGCTAAAGGACACCGATAGATTTCCTGAACCTGGCGAAGATGTAATTCTTGCTTTTGATGGTGCGTTTTCAAACGACTCAACCGCACTTGTGATGTGGTTATTGGGTGGCGAAAAACCTCACTTGATGGTTGTTGGATTATGGGAGCGCCCTGATGATGCTGAACAGGGCTGGCATATTCCAGTTGCTGAAGTAGAAGAAACAATTGTCAGCACATTTAGGGATGAAAGATTCAATGTTAAAGAAATCGTATTCGACCCAGCCCGCTGGCAAAGAACTTTTATGGTTCTTGATGAAGAAGGCTTGCCTGTTGTTAGTTACCCCAACAGTGCTGCAAATATGGTACCCGCAACACAAAAGTTCTACGAAGCCGTAGTGAATGAATCATTTACTCACGATGGAGATGAACGCCTTGCACGCCATGTTGCCAACTGCGTAACAAAACAATCTAGCCGTGGTGTTATGGTTGCCAAAGCAAGTAGCAGGCGTAAGGTGGATGCCGCCGTTGCTTCAATCTTTGGTTATGATCGCGCTACTCAACCAGCCGTTTATCAAAGCGTTTGGCTGGTGCTAACAATAAGCGTTCAGCAAACAATCAATACATAGAGCCACTGATCCCTGGCCGCCCAGCGTTTAGTTCAATTGCTGGAGTAGTCGTAGATTCTGAATCTGCTATTCGTATGTCCACTGTTTATTCTTGTGTGCGCCTATTGGCAGATGCAACATCATCACTACCTGTTGGCGCTTATGTGCGCCGTGGTCGTAACCGCTTGCCTTACTCAGTTATCTACGGCGATCAACCAAATTGGATTGCCCGCCCAAATCCTGAAACAACACGCCTTGAGTTTTATGAGCAAATTGTTACTTCACTCAAACTTGAGGGCAACGCTTACATTCTTACAGTTCGCGATGATATGGGCGATGTTCAAGAGTTATATGTAATTGACCCACGCAATGTGCGCATCGAACGCTTAGGGCCAGGTGAGCCATTAGTTTATTTTGTAAAAATTAAAGACTCACAAGGTTTTTATGAGCAACGCCTGACAGACAAAGAAGTTTTACACATCCCTGATTTCCGCCTACCAGGTCAGCGCTACGGCCTCAGCCCAATTGCGGCTTGCCGTACAACACTTGGCGCAGCGATGGCAGCAGATGTTTATGCCGCTTCATATTTTGGCAATGCAGCCAACCCTGGCGGTGTGATTGAAGTGCCAGGTGAGTTAACTGAAGAACAGGCATCAGACATTGGCCGCGATTGGAACCTCACCCACACTGGCCCATACCGCGCAGGCAAGATCGGTATTCTTTCAGGCGGTGCTTCTTTCAAGCCGCTACAAATCAACGCACAAGATGCGCAGTTGTTAGATACTCGCCGTTTCTCAGTTGAAGAAATTGCTCGTATTTTCCGCGTTCCACTATCGCTACTTGGTCATCCAGTAGCGGGTGCAATGTCATTTGCATCAGTTGAAGCCCAAAACCTTTCATTTGTTCAGCACTCATTGCGCCCAATCTTGGAGCGAATTGAACAATCACTTTCAACATTGCTGCCTGAACCTGATGGATTCATTCGCTTTAACCTTGATGCGCTGCTACGCGGTACAACAATTGAGCGCTACGATGCTTACACAAAGGGATTGCGTGAAGGATTCCTTTCACTCAACGATGTTCACGCTTACGAAGATATGGCACCAATTGAAAATGGCGATCAGTACCGTGTGCCACTACAAAACATTGATGCAACAGATGCCAAGGATGTTGGCCTCAAGCTACGCACCGAAATTGCTGCAGCATTGATTCAGGTCGGCTTTGACCCAGCGGCAGTTACAAAGGCAGTTGGTTTGCCTGATATGAAGCACACTGGTTTGCCTTCAAGTCAGTTGCAACAGATTTCAACAATTGACCCAGCCGACCCAACATCTGTTTATGAGGTTGAGTAATGCCTTACCTTGTAAGTGATAAACAGGCAGATTGCTCAGGTTGGGCAACAGTTAAAGAAGAATCAGATGGTTCTTATACAACAATTGCCTGTCACGATACAAAGCAAGATGCAGTAGATCAGATGGTTGCAATTTCAATTTCCGAAGATATGGAACCAGGCGGGGAAGTTCGTGCAGTTGATTTGAGTGTTCCAGCGTTTATTCGTGAGAACGCACAAAGGGGATTGGATTATCTTAAAGAAGGTTTCGGGGGAGATGGTTTAACCGAAGGCACCAAGCGTGAAGCACGCGAGATGGCAGCAGGTCGAGTAAGTGAAAACAAAGTTCGAAAGATGGCACCGTGGTTTGCCCGTCATCAAGTAGATGGACAAGCACCAAAAAATAATGACCCGTCAGATTCACAGTACCCAGGCGCAGGGCTTGTTGCTTGGTTGTTGTGGGGTGGAGATTCCAACTTTTCTGATAGGGCACAAAACTGGGCGCAACGCAAAATTGATGCGCTTGATGCCGAAGCCGATTCAAGGAGCAAAGTGAAAAAAATTGAACGCCGTACTTTTACGGTACAAGATGTTGAAGCACGCCAAGCCGAAGATGGAACAATGCGCTTGCGCGGTTATGCTGCAGTGTTTAATGATGCAAGCGTTCCACTACCATTTAAGGAAACTATCGCCCCTGGCGCTTTCCGTAAGACATTGAGCGAAACACCCGATGTTCGCTTGCTTATTAACCATGAAGGTTTGCCACTAGCTCGTACAAAGAATGGCACATTGACTTTAAGCGAAGATGATCGTGGGCTTTTTATGGATGCCATCATTGCAGATACAACAGAGGGGCGCGACCTTTACAAGTTAGTTGAGCGCGGAGATGTTGACCAAATGAGTTTTGCGTTTCGTGTTATCCGCCAAAAGTGGAGTGAAGATCGCTCAACTCGCACGCTAACTGAAGTTTCACTAGCAGATGGAGATGTTTCAGTGGTTACTTATCCTGCCTACCCAACAACAACAGTTGAAGCCCGTGAAGCACTTAATCACGCAATGGCCGCACTCAAAGAAGGTCGCGCACTAGATGGCGAATCAACTTTGGTTATCAACTCAATTCTTGAGAAGGTTTCAGAATCTTACGATAGCCTTGAAGAAGGCAAAACAATGCTTGAAGTTTTGTTAGGGCTTAACACACTCACCCCAACTGTTGAGGTCGAAGAACCTGAAGTTGAGTTAGAGCCAACAGATATGCCAGCGCGTTCAATTTCCCTGCGCCTAGCCAAAGCAATTATCAATAACACAAAATAAGTTTCTGCTGCACAAGTAGCAGATCGAAGTCGGAGCAAATCCCACACCCTAAAAGCGCCGTGGAGAGCATTGCCACCACCTCAAACAATTACAAACTCATTGACAACACAGGCAGCAGCAGATGCAAAGGTTGCAGAAATGCGCTCATCAGTTGCAGCAGTTGTTGCACCAAAGGTAGGCGGAGCAATCGTTACACGCGAAGCACGCACATACTCACCTGAAGCTGGCGTTTCATTCGTAAAGGATGTTTTCAACGCACAGGTTCGTGGTGACTACAACGCACAAGAGCGTTTAGCACGCCACACAAAGGAAGAATCAATTGAGCGCCGTGATGTTGATACATCAAACTTCGCTGGATTAGTTGTTCCACAATACTTGGTTGACCTAGCAGCACCTTATGCTCGCGCAGGCCGCCCAACTGCAGACTTTGCAACTGCAAAGCACACACT